ACGGCCTTTTATACAGATTCTCCAAGCCCAGCTTCCGGGCCAGCTTCCGGGCCAGCTTCTGGATCAGCTTCCGGATCAGCTTCCGATCGTATACTTCGGTACACTTGACTCATTTTTATTATTGTCATTTTATACCAAATGCAATCCAATTCGAATGTCAGGAGACCGAGCTCGTCACGCACGACTGGGTCGAATACCAACATCAGCAACATCAACGACGCAATCACCGGTTACAGGTCGAACACCAATACAAGCAAAATGAACTCGTCGCAATACCGAAACCACCTCAAAGGCTACGCCAAGAGAAAACAAATCGAAATGGCAGCTCGTTCGATGCATGGGAATAAAGCGAATGACATTCGCGAGACATACGGCTTGAACGTGTATCGTTCGGCACTGACCAAGGCGTTTCGAGATAGTATCACCACCAAACACTTCGTGTTGAAATTTCCGTTCGCCGGAAAGAACATCGACCATGCGCGGATCGAGCGTCTAACAGGCTTGTTGCAACGCGGTGCAGACCCAACGGGCCCGATGCTCTCGTACCTCTTCCGATCGCGAAATATGAAGTTTATCGAACTCGTGATCAAGTCTTTCCTGAAGTATCATGATATCAATGCAAGGTTCAACACTGATTTTTCTGGTTCTTCCGTTCGGTCAGGTCACGATCGTCGCTTAAGCTTCCCCACCACTTTGCTGGACTGTGCAGTTAGACACGTCAACCCCCAGGCTGTCAAACTTCTATTAGAACTTGGTGCGAACCCCAACGCTTCGAAACGGGGCCACGCTCTCAACAACCTCCTTGTCTCCGACCCTGGGTCCCAAGACATGGTGGAAACGCTAGCATCCAGCTATACTGCTTCAAACGTAACGGCAGATAATATCGTGGAATTGCTGTTGTTGTTTCGGAGACGTGGAGTCACTGTCACTGACGAGTATGGAAACAACGCATTGGATAGAATCCTCGAGAGACGCGATTACGTACTGGATAAGGTAACCGTGCATTACCTTGATAAGAACAACATGGACCTCTCCATCCGAGTCATGAGAGACCTGCGCCTGTTTCCTGCAAGGCCAATGCCTATCTCGCGTGCCATTACACCTGCAGACGTTCCAGCAGGTATCTCATGGAGAATAAAGAAAGAGCTATTTTCAGAGTTTGTCGTCAGGATCCTCGCCGGGAAACCGCGCCCGAAATCACTCTTAGGGGGTGCGTTGAAGTCACTGTATCGGGTTTACAACTTGCAAGCGACGGTCAACAGCATAAGGTTAAGGACGTCCAGCCTTGCCGCACACCTTGAATATTTCCGTATCTTACTGGACGCCGGCGCCGACCCGAACGAACGAGATGAGGATGGCAACACCATTCTCCACACCATTGCCGGGAGCGATCTTCTTGAGCAGTCGTTATCGTTCCGTCGTCGAAACGAAACGGAATACCTGGATAAAGCGCACAAGCAGCTGTTCGCAACGCTGATTGACGAGTATTCAGCAAATCCGTTCATAAAGAACAGACAAGGACAAACGGCACTTGATCTATTGGAGATTACCGTATTGGAGAAAAACTTGGCGGGAAAGCGTGGACCCATGCTGAATACAGTACGCGAGTCACGGACATACAAGTACCTCGCTGACTCAACAGACCGAATCCAGAGACGCGCGGCCAAGCGCAACGTTCTGAATGCGTACGGTTTAAACCGCAACATGCAACAAGAAGTCCTGAAGAAGGCAAAGCTGACGAATATGTCGAGTACCCACCCGGAGAGCGGACTCCGCGCCGTCAGCACACGTCTCGGACTGACCCCGAACCAGAACAAGGGGAAATCGAAACGGCAACGGCAAATTGATTTTGACAGGACAGTGTCGACACTACAACGCATGGGTAAACTCTGATATTTCGCCAGCGATGACGTGCATGAAAAGGTCTCGTTTTGTTTTGGCGGGGGACTCAAATGATTCGTGCACGTGTCAATGTCAAAGTACGAACGCATTGCACTCCGATTCTTCCAGTCGAGAAACTTGCCCCTCGTCTCACACAATAAGACCCTAAGCGGCTCGTGGTACAGGCCCGACTTTGTGTTTAAGCAGGGGGGCGTGGCGGTCGTCGTGGAGTGTGACGAGAACAGGCACGAGTCGTATGATCGAGTCAAGGAGGCGCGACGGGAGGATGTCATTATGACGCACCTGCGCGAGTCTGGGTTCAAGACCTACTTGGTCCGCTACGACCCCGCCCCGGCAGGGGTGAGATCCTGTGTCCGGGCGGCCGAAGTCTCGGATCTCGTGTACCGCTTGTTACACGGGATGAATATCAAGCACCTCATTTGGAGAGAGTACGTGGCAGTCGACTCCGAAGCGAGAATCACCTTGTACTAACGGTTCTGAACCTGGAAGCCGGAGACAGTGTTCCGCCCCCTGCCGATAAGGATAAGTTTTCCCTCCTTTCCGGACGCATTGCCATAATACACGTTCTCATATAAGCCCTTCCCATTGTTAAAGTCGTTATACACCGTCAGCTTGACGTTGCGACCGATGCGTGCAAAGTCCATGATGTCGTTGAAGCCATAGGTCTTGTCGGCTTTGTTCCCGGTCTTGTTCTTCAGGTTCCAAATGGCCAGCGGGGCGTTCATGCTTCCGTCCCGGTCAATGCACCACTCGCCTCTGTTCTCAGGGACTTTGCCGCTTTTACTCCAATCTTCGCTGTCGTAGAAGTACACGCAATTCTGGTTCGTATCCGCCTGTGCGGCTCCGGGGACCTCCACCTCCGCACCGTCCCAGTCCTGAAGAATGGTGGCGCGTGCCTTGTTGAGATCATCTTTGCCGTTGGTTGCATCCCATGCGCCCCCCTTGGCAATACACTTCTTCCTCTGGTCTCCGATACACCAGTCACGACTCTTCCCCTTCTTCCCATCGCATGCCTTATGGGCGGTGACGTAACAGTTCTCCTGCGTATCGGCTGTCTCGACCGATGGCGGGTTCGTGGTCTCACCACCACCACCGTTTGAGTTCATCAAGACAAATCCAACAGAGCACAGGAGGAAAAGCCCTCCCGCCCCCATCACCATCATCATCATCATCATCATCATTGGATTCATGGTTGCGAAAGAATTGGGGGTGTCTGAACTAAACTTACAAAATATTATCAGTGGGGACTCGGGTCTCTCAGCATTTCCAACGGTTCTCGCAGTCGAGGCAGGTCACAAAGGTGGTCATAGGCTCATCGGCTGATCTCGTCTGGAGTTGATAATATTCCGTACACTTTGATTTGCACTTCCGGCACTGGAAGGCACCCTCCACCTTTTTCCCGGAATTTCTACTCTCGCGACGTAGGGCTTTCATCGCAACCTCCTCCATGACGGGTACCCACAGTTCTGGAAACATATCGTACGGCATGGCGGAAGCGAGCCAGAGGTACGAGATCTCCCCCCGCTTGAGGCGCTCAAATAGCCTTGGGTTGTTTGGGTGCAGGAGGTTGAACTTGATAGACATGACTTTCTGGATATACCGATCCCGAAAGCCAGCAAATTCCCACGTGAGCGGGACCTTATCTTCCCGCGCCTTGCGCAGTACCTCGTTGTATATAGACCGTTCCAACCGCGTCGAGTTTGCTTGTCCGCCGTCGGACTGGTCGGCAAAGAGATGTTTCCGCAAAAACTCTCGTGCCGTGTCCCGTTGCTTCTCCCCAGGTGCGGCCATCTACAGTGTAGAGCGTATACGTGAGCAACGAACATTTGCGGAGCGAACATTTCGCGAACATATACCGAACCTCAAAGGTTTGTAGAGAATATCTTGTGTGGCTGCGATGACAATTATATTGCCCGTAGAAAAGCACATGGGAACCAAAAACGCGGGAAAATCCCAAGACAAGATAGTGGCCACCACCTCCTCACCGGTGTGCAAGCGGAACGTCTTCTCCAGACCCGAGGGGATCCCAAGGTCGAATTGCTACGCATATGCCCTCCAACTCGGGCGGGGTGATGGGCCATATTACAAGTTGCAACCCGGAGATCTCTCAACAAAGAAGTCGTTCGGGTTGACGTCGTGTGCGGGCGTGAGACAACGGACCCTCGACGACCTGGCGTTTGTTGGCGGGTATGAGGAAAAGGTGCACGTCACATGCAAGCGGGGGTACTACAAGATAGCCCTCATCCTCAGTCCAGAGATGGACTACCATTACCTTCTGCTCCATAAGGATATCGTGTATGTTGCCGAGCGTGGGGATACACGCGCATCCATCGCCAAAAAGTTCAGTGTCCCTGTCTCCAATGTGGAGCAGAAGGCAACCTACGCGACCGGGACATCCGTCTACGTCAAAGGCGCCAATGTGTGGTCTCACAAGAGAGGTGCAGCCTATGCTCCAACGTTGGTTGACAGCGCCAACAAAATCATCAAAGACCCCCGCAAGGCCACCTTCGACTATGGCGTGCTCAATTATAGCACCTTTTGCACCACCTTCTGCGTCAAGAAGAGGCCCGATTACGAACCGTGCACGGTCACCAATAAGACGTGCCGGAGGGATAAGGTGAAACGATTGACCGTGACCAGCGTGAATGCCCAAACTGCAGAGACGGTCAATAACGTCATCAAACAGTTGAAGAACCGCGTATCCTCCAATCTGTCAACCGGCACGTCCACGAACAACGTTGGCAATACAGCAACCTCCAAACACCGGAAATTATAATCGCTGCCATAGAAAAGAGATGAAACTTACCAGGCCAGTTGCCGTTGGACTCGCGTCCATTTTCTGTTGTCTCCTGGTCCTCTGTATCCATTTTCTAGTGAAATCGAGGGTCCAGCAACAGGAACTGGAAGACCGGCAGCAACAGGAAATGGAAGCCATGGCGATAGCCCAAGCAACCTTGCCCCCGGCGACCACGGCAGCACCCAAGGCTCCCGACGACGATGAAATTGACCTCAAAAACATTCGGGTCGGTGGCATGACCGTGCTCTACCCGCGCGTCCCGCTCATGGAATTTAGATACGACCCAAGGCGGTGGGAATTGGTCCCTGGCGCCATCATCCCTGGCATGGAGGGGCGCCGGATCGAGGACGCGACCCACGTCATCACAACGACCTACCCTGGCGTCACTGTCCGGGTGGTGCCACATACCGATCCGCTCGGTCTCGAGGTGCGACGCGACCGCGTGACGCTCAGTGTGGACCTGTACACCAAACGCGTGATTGTCGCACGCATCGGTTAACCCAAGTTGCGAAAAAAGGACGAAAAGCTTTTCAATGTGTATCACAGGCGACACGCTTGTGATACCCATTGCTTCACTGATCTTCATCACCATGGACTCGTCAACGGACTCGTTAAGCTACGTCATGTACCTCCAGGAGCCTTACGCTGCAGGTATCCTCCCAATTGCCTTTCATAAGGGAAAGGTATTCTTTCTGGTGGGTGACGATATCAGGGGAACAGGCTTTGCCGACTTTGGGGGCAAGGCTGAGAAGAAGGTTGACCGGTCCATCTCACTCGTGACAGCGAGTCGAGAGTTTTATGAGGAGACGTTGGGCCTATCCATTGGCTACAACGAGATTAGGGCCCGACTCGAGCCCAGTACCTCTATCCTGGTCGAGGGGAGTACACAGAACAAGAACATATACCATATGTTCATCACAGAGATTCCTTGGGACCCAACGTTGCCGCGCAACGTCAGGCGAAGTATTCAGTACTTGAGAAGCCGCGGGGTCGGTCGAATTCATGTCGAGAAGAAGAGCGTACAGTGGGTCACGTTTGAGGAGTTGATAAAAATGAACAAGCGACCAGTCTTTGAATCAACGCTCCTCCAGAACTCGCGAATCATTTACCAAATAGGTCGATGCCCTGCTGAAAAGTGGAGCGATCTGTGTCTCGCCTACGCTCGAAAAACGGAAATGTTCGCGACACCGAGGATTTGCAAATAAAACCTTGCCTCATTCAAAGAGCTGTGAGGTTCCATGAATGACGAGCGAATCATGCGAGACGCACGGCTTGTGCTCTCGAACAAGTTTTTGCAGAGTCTTATGGCCTACCACATCGGCCTCTTCGTCATCTTTGCGTTGATATATCTGTTCGTGATAGACTTTAACAAACACTTCCACGTAGAGGGGGATGCCCCAGCAAGTCTCTCGCTGATCTCCTACTTTACGCTCTTAAGTCAGACAACTGTCATGACGGAGATCACACCCAAGACTTCCCTTGGCCGTTCCCTTGTGGCGACGCACATCTTCTTCTCATGGTTCATCATCATCCTGAGTATGACACCGATTGGGGAGAACATTGCCGGAATGGGATTGAACTCAAACTACTAGAGCTCCGCGTGAAATCGACACAATTAAAATCAAATCACCATAAAAAGGGCCATGGATATTGAATTGCAGCACAGTGGCGAACAAAAGACGCTCGATATGGGAGGGGGGGCGAACAAATCGACACCCGGCTTCACCCTTGAGAAACCTGGTCCGAACTATAGGCCGCTAGCGAATAGGTCGGCGCCGATGGCTCCACCACCCGCACGTCCACCCCCACCCGTTCTCAACGCAGAGCGTCCTCCAAAGGTCAGCGAGGTGAACCAGGCGCTCGAAGACTTTGCCAATCCCCAACATATCAGGACACAAGAAGAAGACGGAGACGACAGCGAGGATGGCTTCTCCGAGGGGGATAGCGACGATGATGACGATATGGACGATTCCAAGACTCTCTCCGAGTATGCGCCGGAGCACGTCGAAGACTACCTCAGACCGTCTCCGGGCTACAACACACTGGACGAGGAATCCTCGGCCCTGCTCTTCAAACTCCACAGGGCGAAGAAAGCGGGCATGCCCCTCCCGTCCCTGACCATCAACAGTGATATCAGGGAGTTGCGCTCGACGGTCGCCAGGGTCGAAGAGGAGATTTCGCTTGATTCATCCATCAAGTTTCAACGAAAGATGGTCTGTCTCCTGACCAGTTCGCTTGAGTGGATGAGTAATAAGTACTCCCCCTTCGGCGAAGACTTGGAGGGATGGTCGGAGAACGTGGCGTCGGGAATCAGCGACTACGACACGATCTTCACAGAATTGTTCTACAAGTACCGCAGTAGCCTTAAGGTAGGACCGGAGGTCCGCTTGATCTTTGCGCTGGCGGGGTCAATGTTCTGGTTCAATTTGACGAAAACCATGAGTAAGCGCGTGGCGGCCAGTGCCGCCAACCCCGGTGCGCCAGGGGGGCTGGATTTAGGGAGCATGCTCGGCGCCATGATGGGTGGCGGAGTAGGCAAGCCACCACCCCCGCGTCAAGCCCCTGCCGCTGGTGCAGGCGGTCCACCCCAAACCGCGCCGGCACCGGCCACCAATACGAACGCCGGTGTGTCCAGACCACCGGGCGAGTTCACGAGGAGACCGATGAAGGGACCGGGCACCACCATCGGAAACCTCTTCGGTCAGGACGGTCCACCGCAACCGGCTGCCCCGCCAATCATGTCCGAGGAGAGTTTGTTCCCGGGCGGTGCGCCACCAGTCTTTGAACCCATGGGCCCACCCACAATGAGTGCCAAGGTCGGTGGACGCAAGCGATCACGCGACGATTCCGAGTCGGACAGGCTCTCAGATATTGTATCAGACTCCGGGTCAGATACCTCAAGCGACTCTGGTGGGTCATCGTCCGCATCCGAGACGGACTCGGACACCACAAAGGGGGGGAGTATCCGCGTGTCCACCGTCCCGGTAGGACGCGGACGCGGACGCGGACGCGGCAGGGGTGGTGGCAGGGGTGGAGCGACGAAAAACGTGTTGAATTTGTGAGTTATTTTTATTATCTCGTGAGAAGTAAGTAAGAGTAAGGATGTTCGAATCCCTCAAATTTGCGCCCCTGGACGAAGTGTGGAGTCCGAGAGGAATCTCCGCGACGATCGAGAATCCGTACAAGCCCAGGGAAGAAGTCGTTGAGAAGGTGACCCCGGTTATTGAGGACGCATGTCATCGGTACCTCGAGGACGTCTACGACAGCCAGGGCGTGCGCGGACTCTTAAAAGTTCTCGATCCATACATGGTTCGGGATATCCAAGCCCTTGCCCACCCGGTTCAGAGATCCGACAAGTCCCACCGTAACGAGACGTTCTCCCTCTCGCTCGACGAACTCATCCTGATCGCCTTTGGCATTTTTGCCATCATCCTCGCCACCGAGTGATGCAAGCGCATAGAGATAGTGTTTCTTACACAATTCAAATGCTGTACCTTTGAATTGTTTGTGGCAACAGTCGGTCGATTACAGTCGTTCGTCCCAAGGGTTGATCCCTTTCTGTTCCCGCAGCGTCATCTGGATAGATGTCTTGAACCCCGTATCCTGGACCACATGCTGTTTCGTCGTTGCGTAGATATTGATCACTCCTTTCCGTGCAAACTCGCCGAGGAGGGCATCAACCTGCTTTCCAATCGTATACATTTCGGGCTGTTTGAGGATCTTTTCCGCCCCGACCCGAGTGATGAGGTACCCGTGCAATCCGAAGAACTTCCGGACACGTGCCACGCCACACGATGTTCTCTTGCACTTGTTGCAGAAGTAGCCCAGGAGCAAGATATCGGTGTTTTCTGGAATGAGGATGTTGTCTAAAACATGGCCAATGTCGTCAGCGATGATGCTGTCATCCTCGAATACTAGAGCTGCCGGGGAATCGCTCTCGAGAAGTCGTTCCCATACGCCCCTGTGCGAGAGGAAACACCCGACTGCACCGCGTGTCAGTTCGTAGTGTAATGTCCTGTACTGCCGGCGCTCACTCTGCAGGATCTGGCGAAGGGCCTTTGTGGTCACGTGCTTTGAAATGTTGACTCGTTTCCCGTCAACTGCCTCGAATCTAATTGGCGAATGTTCACCGTAGAGGTCGGTGGCCTTGTATCGCCGCATCCACGCGCCAAGGCGGTCAGTTGCTCGGTCCATGTTGATAAAGTGGACATCAAACGGTGGCACCCCCCACAGTTTGCACGCAGCAATGTGCCGTCTCTGAATCACCGTCAAGAAGACTGCAGAGATGCACATTGACAGGAGAACCGACCAGATCAGTGTGTGTATTCTCGAGGTGTGCATCGGGAATCAAGGCACTTGTGAATATTGGTATGAAAATATTCCTGACACTTCTAAGGAACCACCATGGCAACAGCCGAGTCCAAGCCGGGTACAGGATCAGTTCTCCAACTTCATGCCCTCGGCCCTCAGGATGAACTAATGTATGACTTATCCGGTGGAGGCTCCAACCCCTTCACCAAAGATGTCTTCGTGAAATCAACGCAGGGGGCTATTGAACAGAAAGAGGAACCCTTTCGAGAGTTCAAACTCGGCCGCACGAATAGAATCACACTGGAGAGACGGGGGGATATGCTCTCAAGTGTGACTCTGGAGATCAAACTTCCCGCATTGAGCGATGCGGGGATCAACGACTATTGGAAGGAGTCCATCGGCTATGTCCTCCTGAAGAAGCTGAGATTGTTCCTCAATGACGTTGAGCTGGAGTCGTCCGAGCGACTGTACTACGACATTTACGACAACCTCTTCCTTCCGGAGAGCATTCGGAGCGGAATGGTGAATATGATCGGCACAAGCGAACTCCGCTTATCACAAGCGCATACCATTTTGGTTCCACTCAAGCAGTTCCACTGCAAGCGCCATGGGCAGCGGCAGGTGTACCTCCCCCTGCTCGGTTCGTTTCATGGGTCAACGCTGGCCATGGAGTTCGACACTGAATCCTTCGCAAACTGTGTCACAACGTACTCCGGGACACAGGAAGTGACCGAACTCGAGTGCAATTTGATTGTGGACTACATTTTCCTCTCCAATTATGAGCGGGAGCGTTTGGTAAATAAACCGTACCCCGTCCTGATCGAAACAGTGCAGGATGTTGAAGGGTACTCGTTTAAAGAGGTACAGAGTACGTTGGGGGACACATACATCGCAACCGACACGGTAAGCATCGACATGTCAGAAATCAACTACCCGGTCAAGTTCATCACGTTTGTGGCCTATTCGACAAACGATGTGGTGAATAAGAACTACTTCACGTACAGCGACATCATCGAAACCGCGACACTGCGCTTCGATAACCAGGATCGAACCGAGGACTTTGGGGCCAAGTACTACAACCTAGTCGAGCCCTTCTACAGATCAACGAGGTGCAAAGACGACAACATCCATATGTACAGTTTCGCTTTGCACCCTCACGACATGCAACCCTCCGGCCACTTCACCTTTAGAAACATCCGGAGACCGACGCTTCACATCAAACTGAAAGAAAAGAGGAAGGACATTGTGATAAAATGCTTCATTGTCGGTTACCGCTGGATCACCTTTTCCCACGGCCAGGCCCAAGTTCTCTTCCTATAGTTTGAAGTCGGACTGGGTATCACTTGGTGCCATTTGTAAAAGAAACTCTACCGAACGATGCTTTCAACGTTTGAAAAGATCGTTCTATGCGCCTCCGCGGTCGCGATCATTTTAGGGAGTGTTCTCGCAAATATAGCGGCTGACGAAGTAAGTGACGATGCCACGAACCTTTACACTGCATTCATGACAAAGCCAAAGGGGCAAAAAAGACCAAGCGGGACAATCACAATTGAAGAGATTGACTGAGTTGCGTTTGTTTTCAGAAATCAAATTGTTGTTCTTCTAGCACATGTAACCATGGATATTGTCCACCGCCCAGAAGTCAGACGTTCCAAGAGAAAACTCAAGGTCCCGACAATCTCCCCCCCGATCAGCGAGGGTCATTGGGCAGACCAAGACAGTGATGAAGACCCGTCATATATTCCTCCACCAACCTCATCGGACGATGACATATCGCTCGAGCCTGAGAGTGACGAGGAGCACGTCTCTTCGGAACTCGAATCGGACATTGAGACGACGGAGACCGAGGATAGTCTTGACTCTGACGACTCATCGTTCATGTGCATCAACTGACGCTAGTGAGACTTGGCCATTCGTCACTGTGTTGTCTAGAAGGTATTGTCTAGAAGAAATATCTTCTTGTACAGATAAAAGATAAATATATAAACAGCAAAACTCGTGATGGTACCAGTAATGCGCGTGGGAAGCCGTGCTCAAGTGTGGCACGGAACCGCCCTGATGACCAGGGGGGGGCTCAGGAAGAAGGATCTTGTGGCCAAGGTTCGGGCCGACGGAAGCATCCGGATCAGGTCAAAGGCTGCGAGTGTGGCAGCCAAACTGCGCTGGAATTCCGATGCCGGACTGCGTTCCAGCTTCGCACCATTTACGTTCAGGAAGGGGGCCACGACCAGGAAACGGACCACCAGGAGGAGGCCACGGGTCGTCAAGCGTCGTCGGGTTTGATTTTTTTTTCCACACACATTCATAACACCCACCATGAACACGACCCTCCCCGCAACCCTCCAGGCGACCCTCCCCGCAACCCTCCAGGCGACCCTCCCCGCAACCCTTGCAACGTCCCTCCCGAGCACTTCCCTCCTGGCGACCGGTGCACCCACGGGCGCGCCAGTCAAGTTGGGGGATGAACAACGGATGGGTATGAGCACCGTAGAGAAAATCACGATCGCTATTGCCATCGCGGTTTGCATTGTCCTCACGGGGTTGATTGCCACCGTGTCGTCCAGGAGAGGCATGTAACTGGTAACTACCTGCTCGCTTGTGGAATGTTCCGTGTATCTAGCGTATACAGTCTAAATATCAGCACATGGTTCAGCGCACCAGTATCGTACTCTTTGCCAGAATCCCGTTCAAGTTTGATCGTGATTCCTGAGAGCTTGCTTTTAATCACCGAGAAGAAGTTTGTGGGGAAAGGCTGAAATTCTGGAGGTGAGGTGGTATGCAGAATGCCCACGCCAGGGTCACACGTCACATCAAAGCCTGGTTCGTGGATGTCCGTGCACCTGATGAGGATATACTTTGTACTCCCTGTGAGGTCAACGATTCCATCCGGTGTATACGACGAGGAAGAGGATGAGATCGTGTAGGAATCAGACGTAATGCCCAGGACACGCTTCAGCGTGCTTTTGGTGGGGAACACTTTGAAATCAGCCCCCGCAGACAAGGTCAGTTTCTGCGTGCTGCTACTATAGGCCACAGACATCCCGTCACCGTGTGAGGTACACTGCGTATTGATCGCTGATACGAGGGAGGAGGATGTATACGTGCCGGGGTCGAGCGTCACGGTTCGAACCGCCCCTGACCCAACCTGGTAGACAAACGTGTTCCGGTCACTTGTGACGTTTGGTTCAGTGAGTGGAATGCGCGCGTCCACCAATTCCAGACCCACCACGCTCGTAAATGTCTTCCCAAAGTCGATCCTATAGTGTGAGGTTTTTGGATAGTTTACCAGATCCCTGTGCATGGGGTCGATTCGGAGTAGGCGACTGACAACTTGGTTTTTTCCAGGAGTTTGCATTGCGTTTACATGAGCCAAGAGACTTTTCAGCGCAAAAAACACGTCTTCGTCGAAAACAGGCTCGTAAATAGGCAAATCATCCGCTCTGCAACGAATACAAGTTGGGGGTAGTACGGCACCTCCCAAAGCGCCATCTTCCGCTCCACGGGCATCTTTGCGATGTTCTTTCCCCTTGTCTCGTAGTCGGAGTCTCGCCAGAGGATTCCTTTGAGTAACGAATCTGTCCGAACCCGGAAGTCGAAGTAGGCCATCAGCTTGCAATACTCCACCATAAACTGGGGCTTTGAAAGCCAGTAGTTTGCGTAGAAACTCTTGATCGACTCGTGGAGTAGTATGTTATCGTTCGTGAACCCGATACTCTTCCATGCAGCCAACCAACACTGCGTAAACCCCGGGTGCCACCGCTCTGCTGCGACCACGAGCGGGTCTCCGCGGTACAAGAGTCCAATCACGTCGGAGCCGTTCGACTTGGCATTCTCACAGATCTCTTGCATGCGGTGCACGAGCGGTTGCTTCGTCGACGCGCTATATGCTATCGTGCCAACGTAGTCCATATCCTTCCACTCGTCATAATGCTCCATTAGGTAAGAGACGTACATCACGTTCTCCAGCCAGATTGTCTGCGGTAGGATTATTGTTTTTGCCCACGGGAACGCGCCGTACTCCTCGTGTGCCTTGGCGAGCGTTTCTTCATTGTGTGCGAGGACGTAGACTAGGACCTTGACCTGTTCCATGGCTATTGGAGTCTGTGAGAAGATATTTTGGATATTTTACACACGCTCACCAGTTGACACCCGGACAGTCCTCTGCCTCCATTTCCCTACCGAGCGTTTGCGACAGTTTGCTAAAGTCGGGCGGACCCCCGCCACCCGGCAAGGTGAAGAACGCTCTGTTTTCCGTCCGGTCCCGCAGGATGTCGTCCATATCCTTGACGACGCCTATATTTGCGTACGCGTCCGACTCTTCGACCTGATCATAGCAAGGCTCTTTCGGGTCGCTCAACTCGACCACTGGGTTGTTCATGTACGGGTTTTTTACCGATGGCTTTCGACAAGTCTGACCATTCACCATCCTCGACTTGAGGGCCGCCATAGAACTCGAACTCCGCGCATGTAAAAAGGTGGCGAGGAGGAGGATGCCTCCGCCGTACATCAAGGGAATCGGACTCTTCTTGTAGATTGCGAGGATCACGGCAGCATAGATGCAGAACCGCGCAATGGCGTTCACGCGCGCATTACCGTCACTTTTCGGCTTCATTGGGAAAAAGTCGAAGGCATCTCTCCAAAGGATGCTGACGTCATCGACCCAGAGTGGGACGTTCTCATGTCGAGAGCAGGGCATGGTGTGCAATGGTACGTTAGATTAAACAACAAAATAAACCCGGCCAAATCAGTAACAGTACGGGTCCCCCATAGTGGGGTCGTCGGCACTGCACGGCTTATGACCCGAGAACACGGTCTTGACACGATGTTCGTACTGTTCCAGTCGCTGTTTGACTTCCTTAATCTCTTTCTCAACAACGTCCCTGGCGTCCTGGCATCTGTTGAACTCCTCCATCTTGGACTGTCTCAGAAACTCATTAGACTGTAAACGGATCTTCTCCCTGGTCTGTTGCAGGAAGTCGAATTCACACACTATCCTGTGATACGTGTCAATATAGCCGTTGTGTCTATCCATTAGTTCGCAAGTCGCCAGTTCCTCGAACCATGTGATTCTGTCGTATTCAAACATAATATACTCGGCGAACTTGCGCGGGCGAACTTTACGTGGGCGAACTTTACGTGTGCGAACTATGCACGGGCGAACTTTGCTCAATATAGTAATGATTCAATGTTCTTAGCGTTTACAGTCCATCATCATTTGCAAAAGTACCAACCGGGCGGCGCGTTTCCTTGAACCGCAGTCCCACGAACACATCTTCATCAATTTCCATCCCGTCTTCGACAATCGTCATTCGCCTCGTCGTGATGCCGTAGCGCAGCAAAGTACCTTGTACCGAGTCGAAGACTCCCTTGTCCTCTAAGTTGTTCTCAGTCACGTAGTTCTTGAGCACGATCTTGAACTTTCGCACGCTTATCATCGCGTCGGGTTCCAGGACGATATGTGACGAGCGCATAAAGGCGTCTACGACGGAGAGCGTAGACATGGCGGCATCGCTCGCGGTGCGGAACTCCTCGGGCAAGACCTCCCAGATATTTTCGTTCCCGTGCATACCCACAGCCTCGAGGTAGGCCTTGTTAACTTTCACGAGAAACCATGGTAGTTCCTCGATCAGCCGTTTGCCGAGGGAAGCGTCCGTCTTCTCAATTTTCTTATCGAATCGGAAAATGATGAGTCGCCTTTTTATACTCCCAGAGTTATCGCGCCATTTGGGCAAGACGTTTCCCGCCATAAAACCTGGCACAGTGAATTTCGTTTGGTACGGAGTTTGGAACTTGACACTGACTTGGATCGACTCTCCACTGATCATGCTCTGAAATTGGGCCTGTTCGAGGGCAAGGTTTTCCTTCGTCTCCGGTGCAATCCATATGAAGTTGTCGATAATGGAACCGACGACCCATTGCGCTTCGCAGTTGTTGGATATGACGCCAACATCCCCCCTGTCGTACAAGTTTCCAATAAGTAGGTCGGTGATCGTGCTCTTACCGCTTCCAGCGATTCCGAGAAGGTAGGGAATACATTGCCACCCATCCAACAGGCCGATGGGGTAGAGCATGCGTCCAGCAAAGACGTTGAACCAGTTCCGCTCATTGACATTAAAGCCCTGGTCCAGGAAGATCTTGTCGGCGTTGGGGGTTTTTATGTCCTTCCAGTTGGTGTGAAAGATGTCCGGCGCATCGCAATCAAAGTACCGGGCGGAGATCAGGTTGTCCGGCAATCTGTCGGTATCCACGCCAAACTTATAGAAGCGGTCCTCTTGACAGGAGTAAACCCCGTTCCGGAATGAGAAGTGAGTCCGACTTCGTTCAAGCCGCGGTAGTTGGAAGTCCGTGCAGTCCGTCAAGTGTTCCGTGATGGTCTTGGGCGTGTTGGCCTTGCTGGTGAGTTGTAGAAAGGCGTCCAGTTGAACTTCCTTTTTGCACTCGTCATGGACGAAGGCTTTGATCGTGCATACGCGGCGGTATGCGTGGGTATTGTAGTTATCAACGATGATGGGCTCAAAGAGCGAGTCTCCAAACTTCTTGAACCGCCGTTCCATGCAGACGTCGAGCAGGTACAAGATCAGTTTCTGAGCGTCGCTCAGCTTCTCGTCCATCCACCGGAACCGGATGGCGAGGGACCCAAGACGTTCCTCGATCTCGTCATCGACTTCATAGTTGTCGTGAATGGCAATCTTAGCCCGGTAACTGGCCATGACGATCCGTTTGGCGTAGAAGATGCACTCGCTCACCTTTCTTATCTTGTGCACGATGCCCTGGTCCTCGAGCATATCCAACTCCTTCATCCGCCCGTAGAGCGTAACCGCTTCGAGTTCCTTGATATGGATACTATTCTCGAGTTTCCGAAGTCCATACGACCCCTGGTCGTCATGCTCGAGGTCATCCGCTTGGTCCCGGTCAAAGTTCTTGAATGCTGCGTCCAGGAACTGGTTGAAGGATGTGGGCGGGGTCTCGATCATCCAAGCGCGCACCAGATCATCCAACAGGTTCAGGAGCTCATCTTCCCTCATCTCGAGGATATGGTTCGCAGTCTCCTCCGCTTCCTCCGCGACCGCGGCTTCTTCCGCCGATCTTTCTTCCGAATCATTCGCGTCTCTCGAACGTTTCCTGCTGACCATACCCGCGGAAAATGACAGATATTGTTTTCCGTCTGGACTGTACTACCCTGTCTCAGATAATGTCTTTCGTCAAATCTCCCTACTTCCCAGCGATCATCTGTCTTCTCGTGATTGGGATTGTGATCTTCATGCTCTTCCGCGACGTGAACAGTATGAAGGGGACAATGACCGACCTGGTGACGCAGCACAACAACGCCCAGAAGGCTCTGGAAACCCATGGTGGACAAATCAAACGCCTGCAGGAGGTTGGTCTCATGGACGATGAGGATGATATGGAGTATGAAGACGATGGAGAGTTTGGCGAGGAGTACGACCACCACCACCAGAGTTCCCTGCCGACAATTAAGGAAGAGGAGTTGTGCAGCGACCCCGGACCCTCCAAACGATCGAAGGATATCTAGTGTTCTACCAGTGTAACTCTACCATTACCAACTCTACCATGATGCCTGGGCATCACGATAACCGGTGACTGTGTTGAACCGTACCTCGCCACCTAGCGAACAAATGTCGAGCGTGGCGACCTCATCCAGAGTGCGCCCGTCTCTACATAAACTTGGGGCTGCGTAAATTGGGGTCAGATTTAATCTTATAACACAATATCACGAACAATGTCTACCGACCCAATGTCAGCCACCGATGCAATTCAGACCCCAGTCGCGAACCATGCCAACTCGGAGGAGAGCGCCACTGCCCCACCACCTGCCCCCGTGAAGAGGAAGAGGGCCAGTGCGCCGATCCCAACCAAGGTCCAGAAGCGACTTGATTCGTTGCTCGCCAAGGTTGAAAAGTTGACCAAGGAGAACAAGGTCCTGAAGGAGGAGAGGAAGACTGTTCGCGCCGCCAATTCCAGGATTCACAGGATTCCAAAGTCGAAGTAACATGTAACGAAATATTTTCAAATCATAATACACAGTCATACCTCACAACCTCATCAATGGGAGAGTACGAGTTGATGGGTCCGGGCGTGACCAAGTACCACAGTTATGGACTTATCGTCCCCATCATTTGCGCCACCCTTCCCTTCTTCATTGCTCCATACTTTGAAGTTTTTGAACGGAAACATCACGTCTTTGCAGCCATCGCGATCGGTGCGACCATCATGGGTGTTGCTTACATTCTCATGCGCTACGTCCCCGGTCTCAAGGACGACCAGTACACGCTCAATAAAGCATTCCTTCTTGGGCTGCTTGTGAGCGAGATTATGGCATTTTCGTATCCAAGGGGAGAAGTGAAGGACCGGATGATCCCCGCACCGCTCCTGATCTTCTTCTTGTTTATGTACCTCTACGGCGTCTCTGAGGTGGAGCGCGTGGACTAAAACTGACTCAATTTCTTTCGTGCCGGAGGGGAGAGCGGTGGTGAGGATATGAGAACGCTCAAGGTTGGCGACCTCACGGCAAGGGATCGAGAACGGGTAAAGAAGAATCATGAAACGTACAAGATGATGTATAAACAGTGTATCGACCATATCAAGCGGCGTAACGAGATGGGAGCAACCTCGTCAACCTACTTCGTGAGCGAGATTGTGGTTGGTAGGCCCCTGTTCACGCATTCTCACGCCATTCGGTACATTCAGGAGAAACTCGAACGCGGCAAGTTTCACGTTGAGGTTGACCCGGTTTCAAAGCATTTAACGATCGACTGGGGGCAGGAGAAGGAGAAACAGATCCGTAAAAAGGCCCCGGAGGATCTCGGGATTGATATGAAGCGGTACAGGGAACAACGTCGGAAGCGTGCAAAGAAGGAGCAGAACGCGCAGCGTGTCGATCACTGGGTTTCCGAGTCTAGTATAGCGACGGGTTCAAAGAAGAAGGCAAAGGATAAGAAGAAAAAGGCCATGCCTATCACAGAGCCATTGAGTATGCGGATCTCAAGATTGAACGCGGCACTCTCCCTAAACAAGAAATGACTGCATGTTTTTTCACTCGAATACTTTCTCCCATGATGATACTTGATCCATCATGGCAGATTCCTTGACGGCACTCCTCATCGACGCGAAAAAAGAGTACGGTGCGAGACTCTGCGAAATTGTCTCTCCTCCCCTCGCACACTACATGCAAAGCCTTTTCCGCGCAGATGAAACCGTGAACAGGTATATCAGTTTCCAACGTCAACTGAGCCAGATCCCCTTTTGGAATACGTACATCATTCAGGAGAAGACGAGTGAAATCACGAGGAAGTTTCCCTACTTTGAAAACCTGATGGCTGCGTGCATTGTCAGCAACGTCAAAGTCTTGAGTAGTATCCGACTCTCTTCCGACAGACCTAATATCAAACTGAAACTGCCGGGGGTGGACGTCTTCGTTCACGAGTTGTACAAGCAGACAGCCCAAGCGCTCTACTATTACCCAACCTTGATGGACTGTGGCATCGATAAACTGAACGAAACCATCTTCGAGAGTATCGAGCGTGCTATCAGGCGCCTCATCCCGTTTGACGATATCCTGTCATCCTACCTCCAGGGGGGAGGCGGGGAGTCCAACTCTGTGCAGCAAGTTGAGGACAGTTCAAGCAGTGAATCCAGCAGTTCATCTGAGAGCGTCTCCTCGGATGATGACGTCGGCAACGGTCCCATCAACGTCCCGTGCGACGAGGACAGTGATGGTGACCAGGCACCACCACCCCAACCACATTTCCCCCAACCCCCGCCGTTCCAGGGGGTCCCCCCCACGGTCTCCCCATACCTGACCCATCCAATCGCACCACAACCAATCTCCCCGCTCCCCCCGCAACCGGCCCCATCACCAGTGGCGCCACCGCCGGGGGTAGAGCCTGAGAGAAAGTACCCTGCCCCACCCCCAGTACTTCAACCCCCAGTACTTCAACCTCTACAGGCAGTCCCTGGTCAGTTGGTTCCAAGCACTCGCGAGGCTTTCTAAGCCTGCGCTTTTTCCATCGAAATTTATTCTGCGTGTAATGGAAAACCATCATGAACAACTACCTCCTCGCGATCCTGATTGTGTTAGGGACGGCCGTTGCACTGAGTGCATACGAGTACACTGTTGATAAGGAGGGGAAGGTCGACCCGAAGAAGACGTTTGCCACAACCGTCCTTGCCGGAGGCATTGTGAGTGCTGCGATCATCTACTTTGGGTGCCAGTCGAAACCGAAAGTTTCGACAGAACCGTTTGTGATGGATGCGCCTCCCCCTCCCCAGGCGGCCGTCGCGCAGAGCGTGCCCATGCCCTTGACCTAAGTGCGCAAAAAACGCTACTTTAAATTCGTTTTTAACAGTACAGTAAAGCATGTTTATCATCCTTGCTCGAGACAACCAGGACGGGATTGGTCTCGAGGAGAGAATCCCTTGGTGGTGCCCGGACGACACCAACCTCTTCCGAGTGGTGACGACGCATACCAACGATACCGCGAACCCCTACAAGAAGAACCTCGTGATCGCAGGCCATGTCACACGCAAAAGCATGCCCCAGGAACTGAACAATCGCGTCTTGGTCACGCAGGATCGGTGTGGCGGGTATACCCTGCCAGATGGTGTGACCGAAGCCGACATTGATCAGAAGTTCCTCGTCGGAGGAAAACGGGCGATCCGATCATACCTCGCCACGAATCCGCTCCCCGACTCGATTGTCCTGGTCCGTATCGACGGGTCATACGGTTGCGATGTCAGTGTGTCAGACACTGACCTGCATCTCGACAAGTACAGACTGTTTGCCGAAAAGGACATGAATGGAGCGACCGCACATGTCTACGTGCTGCGCGATCACAGCGTCTGCGTCCCGAGCGGACTTGAGGTTGCTGGATTTGTACCTTGTAACTGAGAATATGGTGCTGCCATTGGCAGCAGCATATCTGTCTTCTGTTACCTGTACTAAACATGTTCTATGATGTCGTCTATGTCCGCGTCCTCAAACTGTACCAGATCATCCTCCATATCCGCGTCTCCGGGTACGATATCGTTCTCCTTATTATACGTAGCAACCTGTTTCGAGAGTTCACCGAGTTCACCATACTTCCTGAGCAATTTAACGTGCTGGTCTGTATACTTATGTAGGATATCCGACTTCCCGCCCTCCTCCGGTCGGAGACTGCAGAGGACGACGCAGCCCGGGGACACGTACTCGCGGCGGCGCATACTTCCGCGCAACTTTCCAACCATCTCAATACCTTCATCCGTGAGAATGGCGAATCGACGGTCCCCAAGGGCCCTGAGCACGTGTGCGTAGTACTGGTCATCGTCTTTAAAGAGGAGTTCTTTGGACGCCGAAGACGATTGATAGGGTTTCTTCTTCTTTTGAGGCATCGTTGCTGTTACTGATATAAAAATGGAGCGGAATTCCTGCAAGGCTTACCTTGACGATCCGTGAGAACTCGAAGCATTCGACCCGGCCTGGTCGTTCGTGCACCATGTCGGGTCCATGATATTTCTGGAGAGGAGCGGGCCTGCCAGGGTAATGGGTGCCCACTGGAGGGCTTTCAGTGTGGCGTGGACGAACCCACAGTATGCCGAGTCTGCCCACCATACGCTCCAGAACGACGAATGACACGCCGAGATGTAGTGTTGGTTGAGGAGGTGGTGCAGAGTAAAGCAACTGACAGACACGAGTGCAATGTGCGTGACTGGGTACATGCGGCGAACTTACCACCCTCCTTGAAAAGAAATGCCGCCCATTTCGCGCAGATGTCTGCTTCTACTTCTTCTTCTGGCACTGCTTCTCCCCCAGTTCGGCGCCGTGGACCCATCCACACCCAGTGTCCTCCCAACCGTCCTCACACTTCCAGGTTCCATCCTTTTCGACTCGTCGCTTGAAACTGTATTCGGAGTCTGCACCCGAATTACATGCAGGTTCGGACGTGCCTGCAGCCTCTCCCGTGAGTGTATCGAGGAAGCCGCTATTCATGGCAACGCAAGCGACACCGGCAAGTCCAACACAAGCAACGCATGCCATGCTCACGCTCATCACCATGACCATCATCATTGACCCGGAATTCGACATTATCAATTGGTCAGTAGTATCAATTGGTCCTTACAAAGCGCTCGAAATTAAATGGTCGAGATGAACTCAAACCCGACTTCCTCACAGATCCGTTTCCAGACGGCATCGTGCTGTGCCAACTTGGTAGTCGATTTGAGGAGCGGGAAAAGGTGAAGGTAGGGTTCTCCCTCCTCACCAAGCAGTTGCAGCATCTTGTAGATGATGTAGTGGTATCGGAGGAAGTTGCGTCTCTCCTTGTCGGCCACTGCCGTGAAGGGGGTCTGGATCCTGATAAACATTTGAATGAGTTTATCCTCCAACTCTTGTGGGATGGTTATCCGCTGCTTGCCCTGGATGATGTTGAGGATATAGTTGTTGGCGTCGTAGAACTTTGGAAAGCCCAAACGTTTCAAGAATTCCCGGACGTGCTTGGGAGTGACATCCTCCAGGTTCATGCGGTGCTTTTTGATTTCCGAGCACACTGCAGCAATCACTTCATCCGGGATGGTTGTTTTTTGTTTGCCCTGGACGGACGCCAGCGTCTCGCAAAAGTGTGAGATGCGTTTGTAGGTGAACGTCTTCTTGTTTCCCCGCTCAACTTGTTCCGAGTAGGATAGGTTGCGCGTACTTCCTTCCATATACTGTTCGCATACTCCACACGCTGTACAGATCGCCATGCTCTGCGTCATGTCGAAAATGAATCTCCCACCGCAGTGTTCACAGGAGTCTTCGAGGCCGCTGGCGACGTTAACCGCGTTGAGCTTTGGCGTGGACTTCCGTTTATTGTTCTCCACCAGGCCCGGGTGGCACGCGCCCATCAGCTTATCCCGGGGCATGGAGAGGCGTCCCATAGCATCCTCATCCCCTTCAACCGTCGCGAGGTACTCGTCAAACACTTTCCCCGTTCCGTGATATGTTGAAATGTCTACGAAGTTGTCAACGGTTGCCGTGGAGGATCGACTGGGGTTGGATTGCCCTGCCTCCTGTCCCAGCACCTGCTCCTCTCCAACTTTGGTTCGCTGTTCCTCATATTGTTTAATATACGGAAGACTCTGTAGGATGTACTCGACCCCCTCGTCAAACTGTTTGGAGTCTGTTGGGAGTCTGCGAAGTTTCTTCGTCTTCTGGAGGACGCGTGACTCGAAGGTTGACATCTCATTAACCCATATTAACCCATATTCCCGGGTATAAACCCCTTAAGTCAAATGGATTTGGCGGTGTCGGGACAGATCAAATACAATCTATCATGGCTGCGAACATATTGAAAGTCACGTGGCTCGCAATCATTGCAGCGATCCTTTACTTGAGGATCCGAATAGTTCGGGTTTTTAGGTGGGCTCTGAACTTGCCCGAACCAACCATCCGCGTCACCCCATGGCGCGTTGTGAGGGTATACATCATTCGCGAGTCTGTACCCGAGGCGTACGAATGGGATTTCAAGAACATCACGGATTACGAGATCGACTACAGTCGGAAGGACTGGAAAGATTGCGTCCAGGAACTTGTACCAGCTCACTGGCCCGACTGGCGCCTGGAACTCCGGTGCCGCAAGGGGGCGCTGAAGAAGCGTATCGTGGTGCGGTCCGACGAGGAGATGCGCTTTCCACTGGAGTGTAAGGGGTCTCCGAGGAGGCGGACTATGGAGGGTCGCGGAATGCTTTTGGGGGCAATCCTGGCCACGCCCAGCGGGGAGTACCTGGATATCACGAACAGGGTGAAGAAGTACGTCATCAGCCCGGGGAGAGTCCTTCGACCACGGGACATCTTCCCGCTGGACGACGTTGTCTCTCTGTGCAAACATAACGAATACATCAGGATTCGGGTTCTGTATATCGACGGGACATCAAAGACAATCACGTGCCACTTTGACGACGAAACGGTTGATATTTCGAAATTTTTTTACTAAGTCAGTCTCATTCGATCGATAGGAGTTGCCTCGTGAGGTCCTCTCCCCATGTGAGAAGGTGTTCGACTGTAAAGTAGTACATGCTATCGCTCTGCGTGAAGAGTTCGATCTCTGCTTCGTAGATGTAGTCGTCGGCATCGCTGTACCGAGGGTCGTTCGTCTCTACCATGGTCAGATCGAATCGCCACACGTCAGCAAAGTTGAAGGACCGACGATCCTTGATTCTGTACATGGTATACGGGTTCTCAAGGTCTGGGTTGCCGTGTCGCTCGAGGCATGTCTGCAGCCTGATCCCTCCCCGAAGGTCCTTGGTGATGAGTTTTTTCTTATAGAGCGTCCGTTCGTTCTGCAGGGACCCGTCCTGGGCAATGTCGTGCACTACGCGCGCTTCCGTTCCGTTGAACTGCTCTCTTGTCTTTGTCCGGGGCATTTCCTCGAGCATGTGGCACTTGGAGAGCGTGTCAAGCAGTGCTAAGAATTTCGTCTTTGTTATTTTTCCAAGACGGAACTCGACTTCGATACTGTCCGCCCCCCAGGTCTCGAACCCGTTGAATATGGTTCGCTTCACGTCATCCATAGATGGTTCGGGGCCGCGTGCCCTTGGGGCCGCGAGGAAGGTTGTCATTGTCTGTAACTTGTCTAGACCAGGTGTCGACTCGCCTTAAGTTGATTTAGTTCATTTATACTTCCGGAGCGGTTTATTGGTGGCACTCCGACGCATGGCCCGCCGCCGCGTGATGCCTCTGAGCGCGGCATACCGCCGAGCCCACTCGGACTCGGAGACGTTCAACACAGTCTTACTTTTCCCAAGACGCGCATTGACAACGTTGTGCACCTTGACGATCCATGAAAAGACAGCCTGTCTGGCGGTCCCGAGCCGGGCCCCCTTCTTCTGGCGGAAGAGATTGGGCGTGAGTTTCAACGAGGGGTCAACTCGTCCAAGAATCATTTTTCTGTACTCCTTCCTGCAGGAACCACATGGAAGGATGAACTGTAGGTTGTGGAAGAACGTATAATAGTGGGTAACATCTCGAGAAGTTGGTCGGAGGGGATAATTCGCAGCCGCGAGGGTCATGGTGAGCCAGAGACCTGGCCCCCATAGTTCTGGGGCAAAGCCGTTCGGAGAGAGAAATCTGATTGTATCCATTAATAACGGTATGATTATTTTCTAGCACAGCTATACTCTCGCAGATAACACACGAATTCCCAGGTACAATGTCGTTCATCGTGAACAATGAACTCGTCATGTCGTTCAGGGAGTTTGCTTCCCAGCAACAGGTTCCCGGTGTCGCTATTGGTTTCTTGCTCGCCCAAACCACCCTTGATATTGCAAGGACGGGTGTCTCCGAGTTGATCCTACCACTCGTGACCGCGCTCCGCACCACCTCTGTGCCCTCGTTTGATCTGGAACTTCTCCTGCAGGCGGTCGTCACGTGGCTTATTACGATGATGGTCATCTTCATTGTCGTGAAGATCTTCAATCTCCAGACCCAGAAGGTGCCGGTCGTGGCTACGGTTTCCAACGCAAGGCTTTAGATGCTAAGATGGGGTGTCCCAGAAGACCATTCAATTGACAAAAAAAAGTAAGTAAGTGACCTGTTGATTCTCGATCACTTGCACCAGGCCTCTGGTGCGAGTATCAATAAATTCTCTAGTACATGTATATATCGTACAGATGCCAAGGACTCTCAAGCCGATTGAAAGGGCGATCCAAACCCTTGACGACGACGGAGTCGCGAGGATCGCACCAACGTTGACAAGACGGCAGTTGTCAGCAGCACTATTTGATACGATTGAGTTCCATTCCACTCGAGCAGCTCGTATGCTGCGGGAACGGGCGAGGACGCAATTTTACAACATTGTGACAACATTGCTCCAAGCGGGAGCATCACTAGACTACGAACGAATCTCGAAAGTTGAAAAGAAGAGGGTGACACCACGTCATTTCGTTGAATTTAAGTACCAACCTCCTTATAAGGTCGTATTAAGGTCGTCGTACTACAATGGCGGTGAGCGGGCGAAACTCGAGGGACTGTTCAGGCGGCACCACGATAATCCCAGGCGCATCGCTACTCGCAAGATTCTGAACGATCTGAACGTCCCGAACGATATCGCTCAAAAGATCCTTCACCTCTCCAAACTGACAAACCATAGCGAGTTCACAGGATCTGAAAGGAACATTGAAATGCGTAGAAATCGACGCTCGAATGACTATCGGTGAGCAATGAAGACCAATTTTAAATCGCAACCGTATTGGTTCCAGTTGGTGACTCCGACCGGTCCCGCTGCGTCATCGCCCGCGTCATCGCCCGCGTCATCGCCCGCGTCCTCGCCCGCGTCCTCGCCCGCGTCCTCGCCCACGTCCTCGAGCGGCGTTTCTGAACCTCCCATGCTTGACAATCACCCAGCCTCCACCATCATGGGTATCCTCGTCTCGTTCGAAGGTTCTCCAGACACAGAGGGGGCGACTCCGTCCGTCTTCAACGAGATCGGCCCAGGAAACACGCTTTACCGTCGGGATCCCTTTCTTTGGTTCGGGACTCTGTTCGTCTTCGATCATATCCGCCCAGGAGATACACTCTTTTGGTTCGGGACTCTGTTCGCTTACATGTGACATTCTCAATCCTATCCAATTGAGAATGGTTGTTGGGCTTAAGTCGATCAAGGTACATGGACGGGTTGGACGTTGACGGCATGGCCTTCTTGCAGCATGATCTCGGTCAGTGTCCGCAACTGCCCGCCTGTCAACTTGAAATCGCCCAAAATTCGCCCGTACTTACCTCGCTCTCCGCGGTACTCCCGACTCAGAAGGTACTGACGCGACCCGACGGGGAGGATCGACTCGACAAACTCCTTGGACGCAAGGCCAAACGTCTTCTCCTGTGGGTCCTTGGTCCTGGTCTCTGGCGCATCAATGCCAATGAGACGGACGCGTTGGTTTTTGAGCGTCACCTCGAATCCAAGGTCAATGTCAACATCAACAGTGTCCCCATCAACGACTCGGACAATGGTCACCCGGTACTCGTACATGCTTCAGTATGCGTGTATCATGGAAAAGATTTGCGGGTTTTTCCACGCCACGATTATATTGTGCCAAATCAAATCAAAATGAAGTCTGTAGACGAACGAATCAAGGAAGTGGCCAACATTCTCTACCAGTTGCGCGAGCATGGGATGGATGAGGACCCTGGCGCACTGCAACTACGTGATGATATGAACGAGTTTGTACGACACGGTGAGGAGAAGACCGGGACGTCAACGCTCGCTAATGGTCAAGAGATCTACTGGCACATGTCAAACTCCTTCATAAGTCACGTCCACGTGATGAAGCCGAAACCGAAACAGGACTAAATTCTCTTATTTGCAAAATGAGGCCCATAATACCACTTTGGAAGATTTGTCAAGTTCACTGCGCCAGGGACCCTATTCGGGTCCTTCCTGCGAGATCCCGAAAGTGGGGTCGGTGGGGACCTCGGCTTTGATGGGGACTTCTTCACGGGTGACCCCTTAACGGGTGACCCGTTCCGGTACCCGTTCTGTACACTGCGCCTATTGGCGAGACGATTCTTGAAGGCGCCCTTGTTCTTGGGCGTCAGTTTGGCAATCTCGTCTAGGAGCTGTCTCATCGGATTTGACCTGGGGAGATTTGCTTTGAGTCCCCCGAGCATCATGAGGAAGATGAGTTGTTTCGACTGGAAGCCGAGACCGTCAAACTGTTTCAGGATTGCGTCAACTTTCTGACTCTCTGTTCTAATTGGCATGTGGTTAAAGTTGATAATGAAAAAATTACGCATCAACCACGGCGTCGAGGACCAAACCATCCGGCAGGGGGGTGACGGATTCCCAATTCAAGTTGATGAACGCGCTCCATACCGCGAGACGCCAGTCCTGATCGTCCAGTGGAAGCTTGGCCAGGTCGCCGCTATGAACTAATACCTACATCCATATACTTATATATGGTTTGTACACTTTGGGTACAAATGTCGGGTTCGTTCTTAGGTAGCAGTTGATCCCATCGATATGGTCGAGATGGGTTCGTCCGTAAAATCTTCGAGGCATCTTTGCCTAGAGGATTTGGTGTTTTTGTAAATCAATTGCCTGTCATCACCTAGCAGTCCAAATTCTTGCGCAGAACGTCCCCGGTATACGTGCTGTTGAGCCAGGGGCCCACCGTTTCCTTCTTCTGGATTGGTGGGTCCTTGCGCAGTCCGTAGTTCGCGTTCCTGAGACTGCTCTGCACGGTATCAGCACCAATCAACCTCGACGCCTCGAGGAAATTCTTCTCGGCGAGGGGCTCCTTGGGCGCATACTGTCCGAAATCGTCCACATCCGGGTTCTGCTTGGGTAGGAGATCAGTGGACACGGATGGGGGCGCACCCTCCCAACCCGCCACGGGCTTGGGGGTCAACCCACTTGGTTGAGGGGTAAGACCAGGGCCAGTTTGGGTGGCTTCAGCCTTGGCAGCCATCGTCGCGTACTCGAGTTCCCTGGGGTCCCATGCCTCGAATGCCTCGACATATTGACGGCCCCTGTATGACTTGATGAGTTTAAAAAGAATGTAGACAATGGCGACCGCCAGGGCAATCTTGATCACTTTCGCGGTTTTCATGTGATTTGTCTGCGCTCTGTGCCGTATGCGCAGAAAATAAATTGGGCTTACACTCAACTCAACTCAACTCAAAAATTCATCAACTGGGTCGTCGTCCTGGCCCACGTGGGAGAGCAAATCTCCAGTTGCCAATCCGTCCGCTGCCGGATCCTCCTCTGGATCAAACAGATACATATCTTCGTTCTTCTCGATGCTCCTGATCATTGTCATTTTCCAGAGGAATCCGTACTGCGTCCTGGTGAATATGGCACCGTCGGCCTGTAGGACGACCTTAACCTTGGTTCCCTTGACAACTCCCTTCTTCCCCCCAAGACCTTCGTCGAGGCGAACCGTGAGGAGTCGGGTTTCTTTGTCGAAAAAGCGCCGAAGACTCGTCTCCAGGAACTCGTCTAGGATATCCGGGTGATTGAACCATTCAGCCTTGCAATTCTTGGCAGTTGCCAAGAGTAACTCCTCCAACCCGGCAAACGTCTCGACATGGGACCGCTTGAGTTTGAGGTCAACATAGTTGTTGAGTTCACCGTCCGCGTCGTAGAGATCCCCGCTCAACGTCACGGTTGGTGAGAGGATGTGTAGGGGTTTCTCGAGAGGGGCGACAAAGACGTCACCCTGCCGCTCAAGCTCCTGCCCAAACTTGGCCTTGAGAATCTCCGTATATTTCGAGACCCGTTGGCGCTTCGGTTTCGGTTCGGTACTGGACTTGGACTCGGTCTTGGACTCGGTCTTGGACTCAGTCTTGGACTCGGGCTCAAGGGGAACGTCGATGGTCTCGTTGGCGTCGTCGGAAGTAACATCCTCGCTGTGGTTCTCTTGGAGGGTCGTCTCTTGGAGGGTCGTCTCTTGAACGTTCACATGTTCAGTCACTGGATCCATTTGGTCGCGTCTAGGGTGCTAGGTATACCTAATACCTGCTGGTACGATATTGTTTTTACAGTTTTTCACGCAAAAGAGTCAATCAAGAAAGGCCATTCCGGCGGACACCTGGTCGTCACCCCCATCACCACCGATCTCATCACCGTCCTCGGCAAACGCAAACCCGGCAATGTCGCTTGGCCTGGAGACAATCGCCACTTGGATGATGCGGAGGGAGAGACCAAAGGACTTCCCGATCATCCAAAACGAGGGCTCAATGATGCCCCTGGCAGTACACCCCTTGACCAGACTGTCCATTTCGACCCTCGACCTGCTCTCATCGTACACCTCACTGTAGTTGGTCACCTTCAGCCTCACCGTGGGCTCGTACTTGCTCGGGTCGGACGCGTCCCTCACCACTGGGCGGTGGAACTCGCGAAGGATGTCGCGGCTCATCTTCTTGCCGAACCATTCCTCGCTACGCTCCTCGGCCACGTCTAGGACGTACTCATCCAGGGCCCTGCACGTCTGGAGGAACTTATCAAGTTTGGGGTTGGTATCACGTCCATTGAAGGAGAGATCGAGCGAGAAGGAGGCGTTCCCGGTGTTGGTATCGTCAAAGCGACTCAAACCGAATGGGGCACGCATGATTGGTGTTTGGATTCGGACCCTGGCCTTACTCTTTGGGTTGTTGACGTATACGACTTTCTGTCCCTTGGACGTTTTTTGCATCGGCGAGAAGCTCAAATGTTCGTTGGGGATTAGGTCGCTGTGGAGAATGATTGCGGACATAATGGTTCGTGAAACAGTGGAATCTCTTTTTGTTCTGTCTAGGTCCAAGCGACTCCGTGGCTTTTATACATTTTCTTGACTGAAATTACTCAGTACATTCAAGATGGCGATCGATACCAGACCGGGAAGTCCGTACTACGGTCAAGCCGTCTGTCCTTGTAGCAATGGTGGTGGGTTTGGTGGACTTGCACCAGAGTGTTGTGGACAGGCTGCACCAGTACCACCTCCACCTCCTCCACCGTCTCCACCGTCTCCGCCGTCTCCACCGTCTCCCATAGACAATGGTGGTGGTCTCGCACCGGGGGTTGGGTCGCCTCCCCCACCTCCCCCCCCCCCCCCCCCCCCAGTGGCCGAGGAACCTGTCGCAGAGGAAGAGGAAGAGGAAGAAACGGGTGTCCTCGCGTGGTTTAAGCGGGAGGATCTCCTCACCATGCCCAACTGGTCGTGGGTCGCCCTCCTGCTCGTCATTATCCTTGGTTCCTGTTCGTCCTGCTGTGCCATGTTTATGATTCGGTAGGCGAACTCTTAGGCACGACATGCGATTCGGCAGGCGAACTTTTTTTTCGTATCTATACCATCACATCCATGCCACGAACAACGCAAACGCGGGGCCGGCGATCGCCGACCTCCACCAGGTCCTCCAGGTCCTCCAGGTCCTCTGGGTCCTCTGGGTCCCCCGGGTCCCCCGGGTCCTCTAGGAATTCATCAGTCAGGCGCAGCACGCGGACGCGGCGCCCAAGCGTGCGTGCCGGTACTCCGACGTCCGCCGTGCGGCGCCCAAGCGTGCGTGCTGGTACTCCGACGTCCACCGTGCGGCGCCCAAGCGTGCGTGGCGTGGTCCCTCTCAAACGCCGGACCCACCGCGCACCTGTAAGGAGCCCGTACGAGTAAAAAAATCAGAATCAAAACCTAAACACCATGCCGCGAACAACGCGAACCATTCCGACGAATGCGTCGCTGTCAATCCCCTCCATGCGTTGGAGGTTCCCGAATATTTCACATAAACACGTGGAAAAGTCTATTCGCGAACCTTTGGATACTCGTGATGCAGCCGCCGAACGAAAAGAGCGTCTCGAACAGAGTACCCTCGCGAACGACAATGCCTACGATGCCATGGTCTTCTCGAGCGGGGGGAGTCGCGGGATCGGTCACCTGGGCGCCATCGACATGCTCGAGCGACAACACCCCGGGTCGGTCGAGAAGTGTCGCTACTTTATCGGATCATCGGCAGGCGCCGTTGTCGCCACCATTCTCGCGATGGGGATCTCCGCGAAGGATGGGATGGACGCCTATATCGTTCCCTTCCGCTATAGGAAAGATATTCGGTTGCATCTGATGTCCACCCTCTTCGGAATCGAGGGGGGTAAAAGTTTGGAAGATTTCCTGGAGACGGTCGTCCCCAAAGAAGTCACCTTTAAGGATATTCTGGATGTACATGGGACCGTCCTCAGCATTATCGGCTCCAACCTGAATACTAGTACCATGGAGGTGTTTGACGCAATTAGAACGCCAGACATGTCAGTGTATAGTGCACTCCGAATCAGTTGCGCGGTTCCCCTCCTTTTCACGGCCGTGCGAATGAACGGTCAGTACTACGTGGACGGGGCGATCACAAACCCCTTCCCCATGTCGGTCGCACATGATATCTACGGATGTCGGCGCATTCTGGGACTCCGATTCGATACCTACGCGACAAACCTCGACGCAACGTCACAGGACAAGCCGTGGACCCTGGACTATTTTCTAGGCGCTGTGGTCGATACCCTGATTCATAGTAGCACAATGCACGTACCTGCCCGGCGAGGTGTGGTTGCAGATGTGTGCACCATCCAAACCCCGAACGATGTCACGGGGATCTCATTTGATATTCCTGCGGAGAAGAAGTATGAGATCTTTGATGCTGGGGGCGAGTCCATGCTAACCTTTCTGAAGAAGATGTCCTGATGACGTGACAATGCAGTTTTAATCATTCTATTACACATAGCGAACCATGTCCAGCGAAGACTTCAAAGCCATCGTCGATCAGTACGCGAACATTTCAAAAGAGATTACAACTGCAAACAAGGAGGTGAAGAAGTTGAAGGACCAAAAGGATCAGATAGGCGTCAGCATTCTCGCGTTCATGCAGTCGAAAAATATTGACGAGTGCATGTTACCGAACGGAGGCAAGATTGTGCGAAAGGTGAGCAAGCGTGCCGGGAGCCTGAAACCGGAAATCATTTTTCAGGAACTGGTCGCCCTCCTCGGGGACGAGGCCAAAGCCCAACAAGCCCTCCAGAACATCAACAGTAAACGCGGCACAACCGAAAAGGAAGTCATCAGTCTTCTCGGTGGCAGGGGTGGTGGAAGCGCGTCGCTCGAGACACCCGATAACGAGTAATCTGTAATGAAAACACAACCAACTCATCAAGGTGCAAGTGAAATATTTTATCTTGTGGTTCTACAGGAGCAATGGTGAACGCGCACGTGGGACACGACTTGATCCTCCTGGCACTGGCCGGCGATACGCGGTCGTTCAAAAAGTTGGTCGACAGCGTACCGACAACGGTACTCAATAAACCGACGACACTCGATACGATCGGTGGGATCGCGGAACTCAGTGGACTTTCGCAGATTGTGAGATCCTACTTAGGCCACAGTAACCCGAAAAAGGTCTTGGTTCCACTCATCGTGGTCATCTCGTATATCGGAAACCCCCGTTTGGTGCAGATGATCATTAAACGCGTGGATATCAATGCCAACGTCATCCGTGACGGGAAACCGCGGTTTTCGGTCAATTGGTTTCCGAACCGTACGTTTCCGAATCACATGACGATCGTTGAGACGCTGCTCCATTCCGAAAGCGGACCGCACCATTTCCCAGAGGAACGCGTTCGTACTCTCCGAAAGATTATACGAATGCTCGTCGAACGTGGCCTGCGGCTCAACCACCCGTCGACCCCCCAGAATTACTCGCCACTCACCTCAGCCTGGATCGCGGACGATGTGGAGATGTTCAAGTTGTTCGTCAGGCACGGCGCCGATTTATCCGATGGGGGCATTGACCAAGAACAGGAAAACGCGTATGAACTTTGTCACATGGGGGGTGACGATGGGAAATGGATTCGCGTGATCAAGTGGTTGGTGGATAATGGGTACGCAAAAAAACTTTCACCGTTACACGTGGCTGTGTATTACGGGAACGTCCAGATCGTCAAGTATGTGCTGGCCAAGGTATACGGCGGAAAAGTCCCGACGACCCGGAGTCCGACTATGTATTGGAACATGACAGTGCTCGATCTCGTGCAAGAGGGGCGATACGTACACTTCGCTAAAAAAAGCGCAAAGAAACAGATATTCGATATCATCACCGCCCAGTCTAGGAAAGCGACCTCGAATGCCCTCTACACGAAAACGAATCTCCCGGATGAACTGCGTCAAAATATTCTGTTTAAGGCGGGATTATCCAGGTACCGCGCCACTGATAGACGTCGAAACAGGTAAAGCGGCGTCAAAATCATTCTTACAAGCTATCGCTTACCACCTTACGACCTTCATGACATGCTGAGCGTATGCTTTGCTCCCGCGCTGGAACAGGTACTCCTCCCTGTGTTCCAACACGGCCTTCTTCATCTCGTCCAGTTTGGGAACATGCACAACCTCCAGGTACAGGCGCAACTTCTCGCCGAGGGGCTTGTCGCCCAACCCCTTGCCGGCCGCCCACGGAAGGCACTTCCTCGCGTCGATCCACCAGACTCCTTCACCTTGCTTCATAAACGATTCACGATCGTTCACGTTCTCGCCCCAGTAGACGGGCACGGCCCCGGCGAGCAGGGCGTCGCCCACCTTTTCGGAGATGTACCCTTTCGCCCCTGGCCCACCACAGTTCTCAGCAATAACCGCAAAGTCGTGCACTTCCAACGTATCCAGTGGGGTCTTGCGGTCGGTATGGCGCGGCATGTCGTAGCCCAGGGTGGGGGCGGGCACGCCTGCAGTTTCCTGATCTTCGCAGAACGGGGTCCACCCCTTGCCGACCACGGTGAGTGACGCGCCGAATCCGGTGGCGAGGTCGCTGCGGATCTTGTCGATACACGTGTACTTCACACCATCGAGTTCGTACTCGCCCTTCCCCTTCCTGTTCTCCAACACCATGGCGGCCGACCCGGACCCCCTGCCCAGATTCTTTCTGAAGATGCGCGGATCGCGCACGTGGTCCTTGTTCACGAACCGGGCATTGTGTGGACAGTACGACGTGGTAAAGGTGGCGTCTTCCGTATACGCCGGGTCCAGTGTAGCGTCCGTATAGGTGAGGAGGACGTCCACGTGTCCGTTGAGGAACTCTTTGCTCCACTGCGTTTGGTGACGCATATTGGGTCCCTCAGCCGCGTACACCACCCGCTTCATCTCGCTGTGCGTCGCGTCCTTGAGTTCCTTGAGCAGCATGAGCGGGGAGGTGGACGGGTGACACAAGTTCACCAGGCAGGTGGCGTTGTACGGTAGACATGCCAGGCATTCGTAGCCGTTGAGCACGTTGCACTCCTTCTCGAGGTCCTCGATGATGGTGGTGCACCACTCATCCAGCGGGAACTTGAGCGTGCGTTTCATGATCGAGTCCGTTCGTTCCCTGTCGAAGTGGAAGAGGTAGACGTCCTTCTTGGCGGGGTCCCATTCGCGCGACGATAGGACGCCTCGCCTGAAAAAGTCGATGGTGACGCTCCCATCATCGCCCCCACGGACACCGGCCCTGTACCGCACGGTAAAGTCGCGTGTGCACCCACCCTTGGGCTCGTGAAGGAGTAGTGTCCTGGCAACCACGCGGTCGGCTTCCATGGCGCCTTCCTCTCGCGCCTTGACCATCCACAGCGGCGCGAGTTGGCGGGCCAAGTCCATACTCCACAGGTAGCAGTTCGTATCGATCAGTCTGTCTGATGGATGAAGACAGGTGGGTTTGATCGCGCCGACGGATTCGCACGTGTCGCGGCACTGGAGATTCGAGTCGGCATCGATGATGGCGCGGAGGGTATACGCCCACCTGGCTCCACCGGGAACGGCACGGATGGCACTGACCAGGGCCTCGATGTGGTTGGGTTCGACTTCATTATCCTCGTCCAGGACGGACAGGTGCGATTCGTTGAGGAGGAAGGACATGCCGGCAATGATCCTGTGGCAAAGGTAACCGTCCCCACCCGTATTTTGCGGCAGAACGAGGACGTGGCGGCTGATATGCGCTGGGGGGTCACCACATGCGCCGAGTACACGCTCTGCGGCGTCGCGGAACTCTTCGCCGTCCACGACGATCCAGTGGTTGATGGCGACACCCTCGACCGGGGTGAGGGCGTTGACCGAGCGAACGTTTCGCTCGAGGAGGGCGTGGCCCGTCGTGGCCGTGAGGATGGCGATTGATTCGCATGTGGGCGAAGCAATTGTGGGTTTCGACATTGTTTTAAAAGACTTTTAGTCTGTTGGGTCAGGCCTGGTTACAATGTGGTAAATTGGAAAATCTCGCCTAGAATCCTCCGCGGAGCCTTAGCACGAGGTGGAGAGTCGATTCCTTACTTATGTTGTAATCCTCGAGCGTGCGCCCGTCCTCCAACTGTTTGCCGGCAAAGATGAGACGTTGTTGGTCTGGCGGGATCCCTCCTTGTCCTGGATCTTGGCCTTGACATTCTCCACCGAATCACTCGCTTCGACTTCGACTGTGACTGTCTTGCCGGTCAAATTTTTTATGAAGATTTGCATGGTTCGCTGAATGGTTCGCCTCGCGCGGGACAATTTCTATTGAGAAATGTTTAGACTGTCGCCGCGATCTCGAGCGACCTTGATATCGATCTTCCGGACCCGGCAAGTCCGGAAGAACGCGCGTCATGCGTCTAATATGGTATTAGAGCACACGAGCGATCGTCCCAGTGAGCGCCCGGTCCGCGATCCATACCGCCCGGTCCGCGATCCACAGCGCCCGGTCCGCGATCTCGAGCGACCTTGATCGATCTTCCGGACCCGCCCAGCCCGGAAGATCGCGCGTCATGTGTCGAATATGGTATCGGGGTACACGAGCGATCGTCCCAGTGAGCGCCCGGCCCGCGATCCGCAGCGTCCGTTTCGCGATCTTCCGGACCCGGATATCGATCATCCGGACCCGGCAAAGCCCGGAAGATCGCGCGTCATGCGTCGAATATGGTATTAGACTATACTAGCGAACTTTTGGTGACTGAACGACCTGGCTTATAGCACCGTCCAACCTTGCCGGTAACCCATCAACCACTCGTAAAAAGCGGGGTTGGGAGTTCCGGAACGCAGTGCGTTTCCGCCCGATGACGCCTATCCAATCTTTTGCGGAACGATCCGTTTCTTCTGTTTCGATTTTGTAGGCAGCGGTTCTGTAGCCATCGACTTTTTCACTCCTGCAGTATTTGCATTGTTATTCGACCAATTGCGCATCCTCGATGCGCCAAAGAGGACACCGCCGGATGGGTTCGACTTGGACGACTGTCCGCTGGTGGTGCGGCGACTAAAGGTGAGCGCGCTCGGTGAGCGGCCACCTGTCGTTGTCCTGGTACGCGTCCTCTGACTGTTCCCATTACTGGACTTTGAGGGTGACGTTGACGTTGACCTCCCACCAGCAGCGTTTGTCATGATGGAGTTTGTGCGCTCTTGCATGGACCCCGGTTTACTGAAGAGGCGCGTGTAACTGTATTGGTGGGGGACGGCAAAGAGGGGGAGGGATTTTGCGCGCCTGAGCGCTTCTCTGCTGATGTTTTTTGCCCGGGAGTTCTCGGAATTCTTGCTCTGAATGTTCTCGGCATTCTTGATCTCGGAATTCTTGTTCTCAATACCCTCTTCTTCTTTAGCTTCTTTAGCGATCAATTTTCTCATATCCTTTCGAACGAGACTGTTCTTTTCTAACTGGCGCATGCGGTCTTGCTCCTTTCTCAGTACACGTTCCATTGTCGTATCAATCCTCCGGATGAGGGACTTATCCTGAAACTTCGTCCTTTTCCCCCTGAGTTTCAGAAGTTCTTCGAACTTTACAATCTTGTCCTCGTCGAGTTGTCTCAATTTTGCATCGAAATTGTTGATCCTCGCGAACGGGTTCGTCTTCCTGAGTTTCTGCGCCTGAGTCGCTTTCAAGCGGTACTCTTTCTCGAGGATTTCAAGTTTGAGGAGTTCTTTAAGTGTGTCCTGTGCAATCTCGTCAACCCACTTTTTCAGTTGCTTCTTCTTCTTCGGTTGGGGCGAACTCTTCGGTGGGGACGAACTCTTGGCGGGTGATGACTGTCTGGGGGCGAGTCCCAGGACCGCGCGGGCCGCGGCATTGTGCAGCAGTTGACGGTGGACCGGTTTGATGGTTGTGGGGAGGGGGACACTGAGTTCCTGGGCGAGCAAACGCGCTGTGCGCGTATCCTTCACCGCGGCATCAATGAGTTCACCCGTTGAACTCAACTTTAGACGCTTGGCCTTGTCCTTGTGGAACGTGTTGAGGGTCATATGCGGCAGGATTGCCTTGTCGAAAGATGGTGGGACGCCGTTTAGGGTTTTGCGGACTTTGGCCGCGGCGTTCTGGACATGGTGTGCGTTAACGAGTCGGAGGAACTCGCCTCTCGAAATGTGTCCGTGCTCGAGTGCCTGTTTGAGGGATGGAAACTTGGGCATGCTGGACTTTGGACGACCGGGGCCCCGTTTGGGGGGAGCCCCTCCATGGGAGACGGGCCGAGGTGCCGGGGGTCCCGAGGGTCCCGAGCGCTGTCGCTTACCCGTGGACGAACTCGCGGCCTTGACACTCAGTTTCCGTTTCGAGCCGGAAGAGGTTGCCGCCTTGATAGTCTTGGCTGTTGCACTGGTATCCATGGAGACGGCATTGTTCTTCACGTTGCCGAGACTTGACCCGGACGAGATGGAGGGTGCTTGGATTGTGCCAATGTACCTACTCATGACCGCGTTCGACGTGTCCTGATCGAGTTTCATCGCAACGAGGATCTTTTTGAGGTCCACAATGCTTTTGATGGATCGTTTCTGCGCGAGTGTGAGAAAGACGTCGAGTTTCGACCTTGGGATTCCCAAGATCTGTGCTAATTGAATTAGGCTATTTAATGACATGACTGGAGGTATCGTTGAACAGGAAAAAAAGTACCACCAGAACTTTATGAGCGGGATCGATATGGAGAAGAAGGGTGGACGAGGTGCGTGGATTGCGGAGGACGTGACGACAGAAAAACTCAGGCGGAATGCACGGGGCCAGAACTGCAAGATCATTGTCGTGACAGGGGAACTGTTTACCGGTGTAGACATTAACGCGCTCCGGGGGGTCCATATTCTGGAACCGTTTGTGAGCGAGTCATCGCATAAGCAGGCCGTTGGTCGCGCGTCGAGGGCGATGGGACACGCCTTCCTCCCGGAGGGTCAACGGGACTCGACCGTGTACTCATACATCACGCGCGTCTCAAAGGACGAAGGTGGCAAGAATATCTGGGGTTGGAACAGTAACACAATGCATAACAAACGTCAGAATGGAATGAAAAAGTTCGTCAAACATGCCGGCCGGTACCACCCGACGAAACAATTCACGCCAGCAACCCAAAACAAGGTCGTGGGGGGTCATGAGTTGCCCCAGAGCCATGCGAGGAAACAGCGGGAGAGGGGTGCCGCGAACCAGTCCGTCAACGAGACAGGCAAGAACCAGCATATGGTCACCAATGGAAAGATCTTGTACCCCACACCAGACGACACGCTGTCGCTCGAGCGCAAGTACGGTGAACATACCAAGGCCATGAAAGCGTTCAATCGAGACTTCAAGAACCGTATCAATGGGTCGAAGGGAAATAGGGGGGGACTTAAACGGAAACATTCAAATATTTAGGACGCGGTGGGACCGGTGATCATTGCCATGATATCAACAATGTATGCCTGGATATCGTCATGGTCGTCGAGTTCAATCAGTTCCTCCAGTTTGGAGGAGATGGATGCGTTGGTCCAGATAACGTCGGGCGATTGCGGCGGATGGGTTGCTATCGGGACGATAATCTCGCCGGACTCGGGCGTTCCCATGTCCGGGCGGGATCTCTTCATGTTGGGCGAACTTTCCAAGGTGTGCGAACTTTCCAAAGTGCGAGCCTTGGTTGGCGAACTTTACGGGATGTGCGAGCCTTGGTTGGCGAACTTTACGGATGTGTGTTGGACGAATTCGGAATGCCGATCGTTGGTGGTTGCGGTGGAGCAGGTACTGATCTCTGCAGGACGCGGGTGGACGCCACTGGTAGTCCTCATCCGTTCAGACTGGAGTTGGTTCGGGCCATTCGAAAAGTCAGTAGACACTCTCGTGCGGAAAGTTCGCTCAGTAGCAAAGTTCGCACATTCGAAGTTCGCACATTCAACGTTCGCACATGCAGATCAGGCACGCAACCAGAGCCGACCTCCAGCGGGTCGTCGAGTCGGGACACTTTGCCCGGATCGGGTGCACGCGTAACCCGGGCGCCGAAACGTTTCCGGAAGGTAAGATGCTCGTCTGTTGGGAGTACGCGGCCGAGTCGGTCGAGCGCGCCCTCGTGTCGGCGTCGCCCCGTGTCCAGTACAATGACGACCATTTTGGCACCGGACCAGGATATGTCTACGTTCTCATTTAGTGTGTAAGTGTGTAAGCAGACGATTTACAGATTAGCACAGATCAACTACAAAGTAAGAAGCCATGCCGCCACTGGCGCTGGTCGTCAGCGTCTCATTGACGTGTCGCCAGTCCTGCGTCTCGATCCATACATCCAGCCAGTGCGCCTTTGGCGTGTCCCAGTTGTCCGGGTATCCACACGCCCACGGCGCGTCGCAGAAGAGGTGTGTGACTGTCTGGTTCGCCGGGGTATCGAGCGTGATCGGTTCTGGGCCACCAACCAGGCCCGCTGTAACGCGTTGCCACGTGTCGCACGTGTTGCGAAGTGTGATGCCAATGCCTTGGTCCTGGGCGAACGTTTGAATGAGTTGGGTCGCGAGTGCGGCCATGGCGAACATATGCGCGAGGCGGGTCATTATACTTTGATTTGGTATGTCGAAAGTTGAAGAGTTCCGACATACATGACGCGGGGGCGTTGAGGACGCGGGTGGTGTCACCTGGATATCACCCGGCCGCGAACCAATTCTGTAATAAGTGGGGAGTTGGAAGCGGACGTCCTATTAGTTTTGGGGTGTTTTCTGGCTATTAGTAGCCCGGATTGGGAATTGATATAGGGTAGACCCTATATATCAATCTACTAACTACTACTTTCCATTTGCCATTTACATTTCTACCTATATGTATAGAGAAGTTTTTTTGAAAAGAGATTAGGTTCTATTATATATATAGGGTCAATTTCATAAATGGTAAGTTGCTATTGGTAGTTAGTAGGCTGTCGCTTATACTACTTTTACTGACTAGTTAGTTTCACAGAAATGCTCAAAACTAATAGGCCCCCGCTACCACCACTCTTCAACTCTCCACTTATGGGCGAATGGTTCGGCAAAGCAACGATCAAAGAACTCAATGAAGGTTGCAAACCGCTCGAGTTTACCACGCCCAGGTTTGGCGAGAAGATCACAGAAGTCATCAGTCTCATCAAGGCCTTCCTTGATGAAAAACTTGACCCCGGCCACATCCACTACATCAATTGGACAACGCCAGCCCCACCCCAGAAACTTGGTACCAGTATAGCCAAAGATCAAGGCTCTTGAGTGAGCGACAGCAGGATGCTCACATTCTCAACGTTCGCCGTCTCAGATATGCTGACAACGTTCCCATCGTGTTTCAGGACACGGACCGACAGTTTGTCTATGGATTTGGGCGGGTCAAAGAGCGCCTTCTGACAAAAGACCTTATCACTCAACTTCACATCCCCCGCACTGAGGCTCGAGTTGTCGAAGTAGCACACCGCAAACCCGTCATTGAGGGCGTCGCACGTCGAGTCAATGTTACTGTCTCTGAGTTCCACAATATCAAGGATTGCATAATTTTCCCCGGTAATTTTGGGAATGGCGGCGGCCTTGAGTTCAACGCTACTGACCTTCCTGTACCTCCCGCGCTCAATATCCCGAGACACGTCAAAGGTAAAGTTGAATGGTGCGTATGTGCTCGCATCCCGACTGTCTAGGAACAGCCTGCGCGTCTTTGCCTCTGACTCTTGGAGGAGGGGGAGAATGTCGACCGTGCGGCGATCCTCGCCCGTGATATGATGATGGAGATTGTCCACTGGCATTGGGTTTGGCTTTTCCTAAGTCTAGATAATAAACATATCGCGCCGTAGACAGTACGGAGAACTATTTTCGCGACCAGTATCAACCATGTCACTGACCAGATTGGCCCCTAACGACTCGTTTGCCGAAGCCAAGAAGAAGATACGGGCCGCATGGCTTCGTCATCATCCGAACAAGGGGGGAAAGAACGAGGACTTTCTACGAGTGCAGATGGAGTGGAATAATTGGCTCCGGAAACGCGCCCGGACCAACGACACCCCACAACAAGCCCAAAGTAAACGACAGCGAACGAGTCCACCGCGGCCCAAACCGTCCAGTCCACAACGACCAAACCCACCGCGGCCCAAACCGTTCAATGCAAACGGGCCGAGGTATACGAAACCAATTTTCACTCATTTCTCCATCCCCCAACAAGTCTCCATCGGGGACCATACCCACCCACTGAATATGAATCTCAGATTCGACGCGTCGCAGACTGTCGGACACATCTTGTCCGAGTTGCGAGCGTACGCGGTCACCAAGTGTCCGGAACTCTTCCGCGGGTTTTCTGTAGAAATGCTGTGTGTCGCCCCCACACATCCATATCTCCGCGAGACCGTCTCCATCCCAGCCGCAACAAACAAGAACACCAAACTGACTTCACTGATTCCACCCGGGTACAACAACGGTGAAGTCTACATACACGTACAAGCGCGCCCCCCACGGGGAGGACGGGATAAAGTTGAGGATGGGGAGGTGTTTTACATTTAAATTCAACCAAAGTCTGAGACATAGTTCGCGATGTCAGCAGCCGCGAAAAAGTTCGTCAAACTCGACCACATCGAGCACATCTTGCTTCGCCCGGACATGTATACGGGTGCTAATAGCACGGAGACGCGGGAGGAGTATGTGGTCAGGGACGAAAAGTTCGAGAGACGGTCGGTTGCAGTACAGGGCGTCCTCCTCAAGATTTTCGATGAAGTGTTGGTCAACGCGCGGGACCATAGCGTGCGTGACCCGAGCGTCTCGTCAATCAAAGTGAGTATCGACGAGACGTCATTTACCGTGGAAAACGACGGGACAACCCTTCCAATCGAACTGGGAACGTACGGCGGCTACGTCCCGGAGATGGTCTTTGGCCACCTCTTGACGGGGAGCAACTTTGACGACAGCGAGGACCGGGTGGTCGGTGGGCGGAATGGACTAGGCGCCAAATTGGCGAATATATGGAGTACAAAGTTCGTAGTCCACCTCTCCGACGGGGAGAAAGTGTACAGGCAGTCGTTCACGAACAACATGAAGAAGATTGGCAAGGCGAGCATTCGCCCGGCGGCAGTAGCGGTACGGGGCAAATCGTTCACGCGAATCACGTGCTACCCGGACGTCGCGCGACTGGGCATAGACCGCATTTCCGAGGATATGCAGGCGCTCATGGCGCGGCGGGTCTACGATGTAGCAACGACCGCGCGACCTGTCGTCAAACTGGGAGCCAAGCGGGTCAAGTGCGACACGCTCGCCAAGTATGCCAAACTAGTGGCACCGAGCGTCCCGCAGATCGGGTACGAGACGGATCGGTGGGGTGTGGTCCTGTTTCCGCATACGGTTGAAGGACCGGCGCCGCGATTGGGATTCGTCAATGGGATTGCAACCAATGCCGGCACTCACGTGGCCCACATTGCCTCGCAAGTGGTGAAGCACGTGCGGGCCACCATGAAGAAGACCAATCTCACCCCGGCAATGGTCCAGGACGCGTTCGGGATGGTGGTGAACGCCACGATCGTGAACCCCGAGTTCACGAATCAGCAAAAGGACGTACTGACGACGCCCATGAGTAAGGCGGGATCGTCCTGCACCCTGCCGGAGGAGGTCTTGAAGAAACTGGTGTCGAAAAAGTTTGGCCTCGTGGACCGATTGGAAGCCATGGCAGCGTCCAAACTGGATGCGGTGACCCGCAAGAACGATACCAAACGAACGCGCTTGGATATTCCCAAACTGGACGATGCGGCCCTGGCTGGGACGGCCAGGTCGAGGGAGTGCACTCTCATCCTGTGCGAGGGCGATTCGGCCAAATCCCTCGCGATCGCCGGACTGGCAGCCATCGGCGGTCGGAAAGCGTTCGGGGTGTTCCCCCTGCGCGGTAAACTGCTCAACGTGCGTGACAATACGACTGCCGGGATGAAGAATGTGGAGGTCCAGCACCTCAAACGCATCATCGGCCTGGAGCATAAGCGGGTGTACACCTCAGTTGACGAACTGCGGTACGGTCGAGTGGTCATTATGACCGATGCGGACGCTGACGGGAGCCACATCAAAGGTTTGCTCCTCAACTGGTTTGATGTGGAATTCCCGGGCTTGCTCGGGATCCCCGGCTTTGTCGCCGAGTTTGTCACCCCCATCGTCAAGGTGAGTCGGGGTACGCAGACCAAAGCCTTCTTCTCGCTGCAAGAGTACCGGGCCTGGACAGAGCAAACGAGTGATGCGGCCAAGTGGGTGGTCAAGTACTACAAGGGACTGGGTACAAGTACGAGCAAGGAAGCCAAGGAGTACTTTTCGGACCTGGACCGGCACATCATCTCCTTTGCGGACGATACGACCCGCAAGGACGCACTGAGCCTCGCCTTCTCGAAGAAACGGGCGAATGACAGGAAACGGTGGGTCTCAGAGCACGACGGATCGGGGCGGACCTACGAGATGGACACGCTGACCATCAGCGAGTTCATTCATAAGGATTTGGTCAACTTTTCTGTGGCGGATGTGGTGCGTTCCATCCCGGACTGTGTGGACGGACTCAAACCCTCGCAACGCAAAGTCCTCTACGCCGCCTTCAAGAAAAACCTGAATGGGGATATCAAGGTGGCGCAGTTTGCCGGCTACGTGAGTGAGGTGGCAGCCTACCACCATGGCGAGGCGTCCCTGCAGGGCACGATCGTGGGCTTGGCTCGGGAGTACGTGGGGAGCAACAACCTCAATCTCCTGGTCCCTTCGGGCCAATTCGGGTCCCGATTGATGGGCGGGAGTGACGCCGCGAGTGCTCGGTACATTTTCACCCGCCTGGCTCCAGAGACGAGACACGTGTTCCCGGCGAGGGACGACCCGGTGCTGGACTATTTGCAAGACGATGGTCAGTCCATCGAGCCGAGGCGGTACGTTCCGGTCATTCCAATGGTCCTGGTCAACGGCGCTTCGGGGATCGGGACGGGGTTCAGTTGCAGCATTCCCAACTTTAGACTTGCTGACGTGGCGCGGGCGACCCGGGCGAGGGTCGAGGGCCGACCGATTCCACCGCTCGTTCCGTCGTACCGCGGGTTTACTGGCGAGATTGTTGAGTGTGCGGGTGGATTCATTGCCCGCGGCCGATTCGGTACGCGGTCAACCCCCCGCGGGACGGAGGTCAGCGTATCCGAGTTACCCCCCGGAACTTGGACACAACCCTACAAGGACTGGCTACAATCTCTGGAGAGCACGACCCGTCTCGTGGACGAGAGCACGGAAACGACTGTGGATCTGCAGTTTATGTGCACGGACAAGACGATGCTTACACATGCAGGCCTGCGCCTGGAAACCAAACTCTTGACCACCAACATGACCCTCTTTGATCGGAACGGCAAAGTCCGCCGCTTCGACGGTGTTGCTGCGATCATCGAGGAACACTACCGAGTGCGGTATAGGGTCTATGAGGAGCGCAAGGCCTATGAATTGGACCAACTACGCACACTCATCAGGGAAGCGTCGAATAGGTTGAAGTTTGTGCGGTGCGTGGTAGACGGTACTCTGTCCATCACCAACCGACCCCTCGGGGATGTCGAAGCGGATATGGCCAGATTGGGGATCACGGACTGTGCGGACCTGTTGCGTATGCAAGTCCGCTCACTGACACGTGAAAAGGTGGCGGCCCTGGTCACTCGGGTAACCGACCTGGAACAGGCCAGGGTCGCGCTCCAAGCAACGAGTGTTGAAGAAATGTGGCTCGCCGAACTGGACTCGCTCCAGATCCTTTGATTTTTTTACATTGTGTGTATGTACGATGCCGAAACGCCAAGCGAACCAAACCCCACAGAAAAAGACCCCCGCAGCGGTGCGCCGGGAAATCAGGACCGCGGTCCAGGAAGTTGAAAAGCAACTCGTCAACATTCGCAAGCTCAAAGAAATGGAATACCGGCTGAGAAAACTGGGATTGCGATAAGCAATCGGAATATTTTGCTCGTACCTTACATCTTATTAGAATGTTTGTTACGTATCCGCGCCACTGCCGAACATTTAACCCAATGAACCGAACATTTCCCCAACCCATTCGGATCCAACGATCCAATTGGG